CGTGAGCGCAAAGTCAGAGTAACCGAAATGTTTGCACACTTGATAAACTATAGAACTGGCGGCATGACTGATCTCATATGGCATCGAAACATCGTAAGAACCGTAGTCACCATCAAACAAACATTCTTCTGAATCAGCAAAATCTCTGTATCTCTTAAACAATCGGTCACCCTCCGCCATCATATTGACTCCAATCTTTGTGCCTAAATCGTCTCCAAATTGGCAAAATGCAGTAAAAAATGGGGCAAAGTACATACGACATGTGATCAAAAAATCAATAGGAGCGGGGTAGAACATTCTAGTCTTACCTTTCATCACCTTTGACACTTCGCGAGGTTCATCTTTCAGTTTTGCTCCGTAGACGACTCCAGTTGAAACACCTTGTTCATAACTTTCTGCTTTATATAGTACCTTTCTCTTCAATTCTTCCGTCATCTCTCTCAAAAGGAAAGTTTCATTATCCTCAACTACAGGAATCCAGTCGTCCTTCTTACCAACAAAACCGTAACCTGCACCAGTGCTTGCGTTAATCCTTCGAATCATAGCATCATCTTTGGCACCATTAACGGCTTCTACGAAAGTAAGAGGATTCAACTGTTTTACTCCATTTGACTCTAGGATAGTAATGAAGCGCTCAGTGTAAGCCTCTATAACTGAATTCATAGCCGTCCTATCAAGAGGTTTGCGCTGTGCGTTCATCTTCTTGAGATTTACATTGTATGGAGAGATCCATTCGCCATTGATAACTCCGTGTTTCATCATAGGTGGCATGAAAACTTTAGTTGGTTCAAATTTCATCTCTTCTTTTAGTATCTCCAAGACCTCAACCCGAATAGGAGAATACTTTAAGGTCGAGCGGGAACTGGGTATAATCTTTTCTCCATCATAACCAATGTAGTCGAGATTATGCAAATTCTCGAACCTAAAGGCACTCTTTGTTGAAGGAACCAAAAGAGATTTCATTTCGTCGCTTTGAGATAACACGGAAAGGAACTTACTTTTATCTTTAATGGCTTTGACGGCTTCAGTCAACTTGGTCCGCATCAAGGGTGCACAGAAACAATTGTCAGTTCCCTCTAAATTACTACAATGGATACCAATGATGGCAGATCTTCCTTGAGCTACGTCCAGATAAACCGGGTTTCCACATTTTCCTACTTTATGATTTGACCAATCATATAAGAACGCGTCTTCCACGATGATAGGCACAACTGCGTCAGATATTTTGAGTTTTTGTGGAAAGGGCTGCACTATCACTTGATCACCAGAAACGGATCCAGTTGACTTGCTAACTTTAGTATCAATTACATGCTTCAATGCATTCTTAAAGGAGAGTTGGGTTACACGCAGAACCGTAACGTCAGATCCGACGTCACTTCTGTAACCTTCAGTAATCAAACTTCGTTTCCATTGGCCATCTCCTTCTCTAGAACCAGTCATCGAAATGGCAATCTCAAAATCCCCTATTGGCAAAGAATGAGTGTTCACTAAACAAAAATCTTCAATCAAACCAAATATAGTAGTAACTACGGTTCTGTCTTTGGTAACAATTTTTGCAAGTCTCACGTTAGATCTTAAAGAGGCGTCCAAAGTCACCGAATTAGTAGTAGACACAACTGACTTGTAATCAGTAATGACATTCCACACATCCGGTCTAGTTCCTTTGACTTCTCTTACTGAAAGCTCTGAATTCGATTTCTCTTCCATCAAGTTGAGGGCATCATTGAAGAATGAGGGTACAACAAATTTACTATGCGCTTGAGGAAAAACTTTCTTGGGTGTCTTCTCTCTACCGAAAGCTTTAAATAACGCCCATCCTCCCACTACTAGTCCCGACAGAGTGACCAGAGAAGCGAGTAGAATGGCAGCTTCAGAAGTATACAGCAGTTGAGTTCCAACAGTCCAATAAGCTTTTAAATTGTCGTAATGATGTCGTGCTCTAACAAATGCATTAGCCTTTTCCGTACTTAACTTAGATCTCAAAGTAATATCCATCAAAATGAAGATAGCAAATTGGAACAAAGCTGCCCATATTGCATATAGTTTAGGATTACTAAAGAAACTCCATATCAAGGCTTGAGTCACCATAAACATCATTGCGAAAAACTCTTTCACATGTTTCTCTCTATATAGCGTAGCCAATTTTGTCTCCATAGTCAGAGTAATTAAAGCTCCATACGTAAAATAAGCTAGCGCTGAACAAAAATGTGAGAATGTGACTTTAGAAATTTGCATTACAGTCAACGCCCACCCATCAAATCTCGGTTTCTCAAAGAAAGCTTCTGCTTTTACTTCATGTACTTTCTCTTCAAGTCCATAAAATGTATTTCTGTCTGCGATCTTCAGATTACGAATTGATTCATCCTCTTCAATCCTCTTAGCAAAGTATTTTCGTAAGAAATCCGCTAGCTCGTCAATGTTAGCTCGTTCAAAATGCACTTTGGTTACACTTTTAGAACTGGATAGCGCTTCCTCACTAGTAACTCGGAAAGAGTATTTGTCATTCAGTCTTCTATCTGCGCCTTTTAATGGATCAATCATGACCGAATCTCCTTTCCTGAACTCTGGAAGAACCTCAGGAGTTATGTACAAGAACCTTCTTTTAAGGGCAGCAGCGTTCTTATACAAAGTAGTTAGATTCATGTCGGCACTGTTAGTATCAATCACTACTAACTCAGAGTTGAAGAAAACATTTCCTTTTTCTCCAAAGGCCATATCTAAGGGATAAGGTGCGGCATCAATCATAGAGCATATTTCATCCAAAATAGGATCACCTTTGGAGCGTACTACATCTGCTTTTTTGTTTCCTGGCTCAGATAGATGTGTAATCAAATGCTCGTTCATATTATAAGTTTCCCAATACTGAGAACTCATAGTACGATTGAACACCATATTGGAATCAAAAGCTACTCCTTTCACTTGGCAAAATGTATTGTAAATGAAATCAAGTAGAGTACTTTTTCCAATGCCCGGCTCTCCAACTAAAATGACTCCTATTGGAGGTCTTCGCGAGGCTACTTTTCTCTTAAAATGGATGCTCTCATATAATGCAAACAGAGGTGTGTAGGCATCATAGATTGACTTGTGGATTGGTTTCAATGGGTTAGAATTCTCTAATGCATTCCGTAAAATGGGCAGAATCTTTTCAGCTCTTCGCATCCACTCTCTCTGATCGATGTAACCATCTCTAGGCAAAGTAGTTGTAAATCTACCATCATAACTCATCAATTTCTTGGATTCCTCAATTGATGCCGCTATAGGATTACCAGAAAACAAAATGTCCGACAGCGGAGTTCCACTAATCAACAATTCTGCTGCTCTCACAATTGAAATGACACTGTCGAGTGCTGAGGTTATCATAGAGATCACATCCATACGAGTAGGCATTCCAAAGTGCTTAGCAATCTCCATGGCATATTCTTTGGGTAGAATATGCGCGGACATGATGACCATCAATAGATCTCTAAATGCAATCGATATCGAACTTGTCAAGAAAGCTTTGAAACCTCTTGATATCTTCTCTAGTAACTCACTTGGACTTCCCAAAGAATCTCTCAACTTCTGAAGATCATCTGATAAGGATTCGGCTTTGACCTCAACCTCATCTGACTCGGTCTCAAAAACAGGTAGTGATTCGACTGCGGTTTTCACCAGCTCTGCCAGGAAGGAGTAGCTCAATTTAGACGCTAAGTCTGAATTTGACATAACTCTATCTAAAAGCAGATAAGTTAAAAGAGCTCTGGAATCCTTGTCCTTGTAGTGTTTCCATTGGAGATAAATCAAAGCAACTACCATTAACCATCTATCTATCTGCTCGCTATGATTATCATAACCTGGGATTTTGCGGATCAAAGCAGCAATATGATCCGGAATTGAAAGCAATCCCTTTTGCACCTTACTGAAAGAAATTTTGTCATCCTTCTTCCACTCATGATCAGGTGCTACATTGGCGCAAGCAAATACAGTAGAAACTCCTTTCATGTTAGTAACATCAACAACAGTAAAAAGTTTTCTCAGGAGCTCCTCTACTTTATCATCAGAACTTGAAGTCTTATTTTCAATGAGGAAATACGCATCTGGTTCTTCCGTCATCGTATCTACCAGCTGTGTCATGTTCTCATCTTTCATCACGTAAATTTTGGTCTTGTCATCAGAGACCATGGCATCGTAGATCTCACTTTCAGGTTTGACTTCCAAAGATCTTCTTTCTAACTTCCGCATTCTTTTTAGATGCTTATTGCGCATATTGGCCGCGACAATATCATCATGGGTAAAACTCGATTGGGGTCTCGAGGTTTTAACCCTCAAATCCTTCTTCTCTTCTACTTTACCAAAATCACTATAATGGACACCAAGTGACTTTGCAAGTATATCCTTTTGTCTTTGCAGATCTCTTTCCTTACGCTTCGCTTTTCTCTCTGCTTCCAACCTTGCCTCACTAGCAATCTGTTTACTCTTTCTAGACTTCAAAATTCCTTGAATCTCACTATCGGATAATGGTTTTCCATTGACAGTGACGTGTTCATTCAAGGCAGAATCAAAGAAAGTAGCATTCTCATATATAGTAGGCAACTCTTTAACTTTGGCGGAAAATTTCTTTCCTTTTACACCTGTCCAGCTGATATTTAAATTGTTTTTAGACATAATCAGTTTGGTACTTTTGCTGACAGTTTGGATTTGGAACCTATTTGTCAATACATTAACTGTGGCCGTAATATGTATTGATCAACGTCGTACACTAAGTTTAACTATTATAATGGTAAAGTCTTAAGAATATCTTTAAGATACTATAACCAAGATACAACACTTGTCCCCGGAGTGAGCACTCGGGTGGACATCCCGCATACACACACGTTAGATCACATGAATTTAGATCGGCACTGCGATCGTTTTTAAGAAAAAGAAAATAAAATTGATTTTTATTTTGTTTTTGTAAATTTTGTTTTCCTTAATCACGATCCAGCACTCCTCAATGGGCACTACAATTGGTCTTTCCACGACCGTGCCTCCTGCGAACAGTTTGCCAACAAAGCGGTGTTACTTTGCCAAACGTTGCAGTTTCTATATGTCCCACTCTGCAGTCAGAGGCCTTCAAACGAAAATTACCTGGAAAAGTATTACATCCTGAATTGACAACTCAGTAGGTAAATGATTTCGGTATCTTCACGGATATCTTATTAACAACGGACAATAAACAAAGTAATCAAAGCCGAATTACATCGTACTCTGATGGTTTAGTCCATTATAAAGAGTTAAACAAATACATGAAACTGGGGCGATTTTTGCTCAAAAGAGCTTTTTACTCCACTAAAGGGAAACCTGCCAAGGAACATCAGTACAACTATCAAACGCTGATTTGAAAGTTGAAACTAGCTCTACCTTTCTATGATCTACTTCATCATAGACGTCTTCTAACACATAAAAATAAACGAATTTCGGGTTCATAACAAATTGATTGTAATCTACACATCGACGGATGTGGTTAAAACGACCAATCACTCTCTGTTAATAGAAATTTTAAAGTAAATTCATTCTTATATATTATCCTTATGCGACTATTAATTTATAACATCGCATCTCGATCAAAATAATCCAGTTCTTATAACAACAGAACTATCCTTACGTACAAACACAGGGCTTGTTTTACGTCTCTTATCGTCACGATTAATTGACTCTTCAATTAATCCGTTTGTCGTTACCAACAAACTAGACGAAAGTTATCTGATTAAAAATTGCTACATCATCACACTATCTTCCTATCCACTAGGGCGAACTTATAGATATGATTGTATACTAATTAGTAATCAGAGCCTTCGGGCGCATTTAGGTAAACAATACGCCAATACACAGGGGGTTTAAACCCCC